TGGTATTGCTTCTTGAGATTTTTTCATCTCTCGCATTTCATTTAGTTCTGCTGTAAAGTATTTACTTTCTAAAACTTGGTCTAGTGATTTGCCTGTATTAGACATAATCTCTTTTACTAATTTCATCTCGTCTATACTTTTTACACCATTTGCTACTAAAAATGCTTTTTGTCCGTAATCAAAGTCACCTGTCTTACTTGGAGCTTTTGAGGGGGTTTCAGTTTCAGACCTTGATAGCTTTTTTTCAGCTCTCTTTAATCTTCCTTCTAATTCTCTTGCTCTAGCCTGCCAATCTATAGAATCTTCTATTTGAGTTTCCTCATTGTTAGTTTCTATAACTTCTTCATCATTTGTTAAGTTGATTTCTTCGTTTTGTTCATTATTCATAATGATATGTTTTTATTCATTTTGTAGAGAAATGATAACTTATTATTCACTTTTAAGGTGTGATAACCATTTATAATTTAAGTATATTACTTTTTGAAAAACTGTCAATTAATCCCAGATAATTGTTAAATCAGCTGTTCCTCCTACAGTTGCATAAAGTCCTGTATTAAAACAAATAGGTTCTGGGAAAGTAACCACTTGAGAACCTGCTGGGAAAGTATAAGTGTTAGTTATTGCTGTTGTTGCTGCACTTGTATTATCCCAAAGTTTCAAAGTTCCTGAAGAATGAGAATTTACAATTACTCCTGAAACCTTACCAAAACCTGTTTTTATTAATGCACTTGCTGTTAAATTTGTATATTTCATATTATATTGCTTTATTTTCTGTATCTTCTAATTTTATTTCAACAGGTTTTATAGATTGTAGTCTTTTAAACCCTGACTCTAATAACATAACACCTTGTGCTAAACCTCTCAAATCTTGTCCTAATTCAGCATCACTTATAATTCCTTCGCCTCTTACCGTTTTCATAACCATTGCAAAGGCTGCGTTAGTCATTGAATTAGCTTCAATACCTTGTCTAAGAGTTCCATTTGAATAAATAGCAGAAAGTAATACTTTTCTTACTGCTTCTACCATGTTTTCATCTCCTATAAATTGAGATATTTTCGCTATTTCTAAATCTGTTAAGTTGTACATATTTTTATTGTGTTAATTCATCCCCCATTGGTAGGCTTTCTTGAGCTTCCTCTGGGGATGTTTGTGTTGTTGGTAATGTAGTAATTTGTGTAAAGTCTATTGGAGACATTCCTGATGATTCTAATAATTGATTGAATGCTTTACCTATACCAGGTACTTGTTGAAATGCTTGAGGATTACGCAATATTTCCCTAATTATATTAGTGATTTTGTCAGCTTCTTGAGCCATGTATTTTTGTTTACCTTTAATATTTATAAACACTTCCATTGGAATATCTGCTAGCTCTCCTTTAATAACTTCAAAGAATTTTCTACTACCACCTCTTTTAAATTGCTCTTTGTTGAGAGAAATAAGTTCTTCTCTAGTAGCTTCTGTTATTAATTCACCGTCAAGTATTTTTTCTATAAGTTGTTGTTCTGCTTTATTTCTTGAAATAACGTCTGATATTTCTTGCATCTCTTCTAGTGTTAATTCTTCTGAAAAAGTTTTACCTCCATTCATTTCATCTACTAAGAATTTTAATATCCAATCTCTGTACAATACATCTGCTACGAAAGTTGCTATTTTACCTTGTCTATATTCATGTATTCCTTGACCTTGTTGAACAACTAGATTTTGTAAAGCAAAAGGTGTTCCAGATACAGGGTTAGTTCCTAATTGGGCTTCACTTGCTGAACCTAAAATACGAGCTTGAGTTTGTAAAGTATTCTGTTCATTGGTAAAAGCTGTTAGATTCTGTAAAGGAGTTGATAACATTCTTGTATTACTTCCTTTACCTTCTTTTAGAATTGTATTTTCTGGTAAGTTAGACAGTTTTTGATTGCCTAGTTCATCATCGTCTGTAAGGAATAAGTTTAATGCTGAAGACAATAGTTTTTGTATTCTTTGAGCTGAATAATTCATCCATACTTGAGGTTCAAATAAAGTCTCTACTATTGATTTACCACAAGCTCTACCATGTATTTTTCTAATTACTAGAGATTTAAATACATCTCCTATATTCTTTTCTTTACCTTTGTATAAAGTAATTCCGTTTTTATTTCCGTCTTTAGATGTGTAATAACATACTATGTGCATTTGAGGTACATAATTAAAAGGGTCTCCATTTTCATTTATCCAAGTCTCAGGTAAATTTCCGTGTAATTCAAAAACTTCTATATATTTACCAGGAGTTTTTACAGTTCTATCATTTGCTTGCGATACACTTTTTTCAGTTTGAGACATCACTATTGCTTCTTCTATTGCTGTATCATCCCACTTTCCTTTAAATTTTAATAATTCTGCTACTGAATATTGATGTTTTAAACATATAGGACCAGACATTATATCTGTCTGATCACAAAATGCTATTTTTTGTAGAGGTATTACTTCTGGTCTTACATTATTTATATTTTTAACTAGAACTAAATCATAAATAACTGAACTTTCTACAATATCATCTATAAAAGTATCTAGTTCATTTTTTCTTGCCCATTGAGGGTGATATTTCTTTATTAAGAAGGATTTATAATTATCTTGTATAGAATTTACATAAGGAATTATATCTTTTACATCAAATCCTTCACTTCTAAAAGCTACATTTATAATTGGAGTTACAATATCATCATATCTCCTTAAACCATCATTTTTTCCTGAGTGATACCAACCATTAGCAACATTAGTACATCTCTCAATATGTTCTGACATATTCCAATCATAAGAGGTAGTAATAGGAACTCTAGCTGTTTTATAGTTAGTCTGTTCGCTTTGTATGTATTCGTAAACTGATTGATTCATATTATTTAAAGATTAATTTATTAAGGAATACTCTCAAGAAGGTAGTATTTCTAAAGAGTTGTCTGCCATTAAATCCATATACCATCTTTTCACAAACCTTACCATCTTTTTCAATAGTTAAAATAACTTTTGTTTTTAGAAAGTTAGGTTTGTTAGCTAATATAGCTTCTTGTAAATTGTCTGTCTCACACTCAAATATTTGGTCATTGAGTTTCATCTTTAGAGTGTATAAAGATTTTTTCTCTGTTTTTTTAGTGGTTGCTTTTGTCATCTTATGTAAGTATATTATTAATATGGAATCTGTCAATTTATTAGATTGCTATGTTTTCTTCTGGTTTAAATCCTCCCATTCCAATGGGATAGATTTTTCTAAAAGGAACTTTAGCATTATGTAATTGATAAGATAAACTATCTAAAATATCATCATTTTGACCATGAGGAAAAGTTCTCATTTCATCTATTAGTTCTGAATTATCACCTATTAAAAAGATACTTCTACTTTCCCATCTAGGAATTAATCCTCTTATTCTTTCTGATTTTGCTGTTCCTTTGTGTTTAAGTGGAGTAATAGTAAAGAATATTTGTTGCTTTCTCATTTCATCTTCTAAGAAGGGATTTATAGCCATAGTAAAAGCTACTTCTTCCATTCCTATAAATTGAGGTCTATAAGTTTTGTGTATATAGAATAAATGGTCTATCAGGTCTTTAGAATTAAATTTCATTCGGTATGTTTTTAAATACCATTTATTCTCCTTACTTACAAAATTAATAGTTATTCCTGTATAGTCTGCACTTGCTTTTTCTGATATAGCTGGGTCTATTGTTACATAACATGAAGTATCTTTATTCCTTACTTCTTCCATTTCTACATGTTGTATAAAATCTTTTTTAAATTCGCTCATTGCATCATCTACGGGTTGATTCATAAATTCATAAGAGAATACATAACTTCCAAATTGTCTTTGCATACTTTCAATACTTTTCTTTCCAGTTAGTTTATTCTCTGCGTCTGTAAGGCAATATTTGCTATCCCAGCTGGGTTTTCCATCAATTATAATAGGTATATTCCTTAATCTAATCATTGTGTCTTTTTTAGACCTATTTATTAAGAATTGTACATTTCCATGTTCTGATAGATAATTAGCTAAATAAAGTATTACACCATTCTCTGCTAGCCCTCCCATTGCTTCTGTTATATGATCTCTTATTTGTTTTGTATGTGCTACTGATTCTTTAGTTCTGTTGTTTTCAAAGTCATCTAAGAGTAAGAAATCAGGTCTTTTGTTTAAGTGTAATCTACCTCTTACTGATTCGCCAGTTGAGTGAGCTTCAACTCTTATTCCGTTCTCTGTAATAAAGTTATTTATTCTGTTTTGTTTTACATCTTCTATACCTCTTGCTTTACTAAATAGTAATCCAAAATCTGCTCTTAGTCTTGTATTATTAGTTAGTTCATAAGCTATATCAAATAATATTCTTTCAGCATTCTCTTTATCAAATGAATCAATGTTAATATATTCTCTTCTTTTATAACAAATTAACCATATTAAATATAGTTTAGCAGTAGATGTTTTAGCTCCTTCTCTAAAGGTAATCCAAATTAATTCTCTTATTTTACAATCAGTTAGTTCTTCACAATCTTTTATAAAGTCTTTTTGATAATCTGCTAGAGAATATTTAAAGTAATGTTGAAAGTAGTATAGAGAGAATAGACCAAATGAGAGTGAAGCTAAATATACTCTTTCTTCTTTATTTCCTTCAATCATTTTTAATAATGCTTGTTCTGTCATTATTTTATAAGGTTTTTTAATGCTTCTTTTTCTTCTTCTGTTATTGTTACAACTGATACTTCATTTTTTACTTCTGCTTTATCAACAGGTTTAAATCCTGCTCTGTCCATAATATCTTTACTTGCTCCTAATGCTACAGGTAGATTTTCTGACTGTTCCATTAGTTGTTCTATTCTAGTTGCTGCCTTTTCTGCTATGTTTTCTAAATATTGTTGTACCTTTGCGTTTCTTAGCAACCTAGAAGCTTTATTTGCTGCTACATTATCATTTGCAACATCAAATACTTCAAGTACTGCTTGAGTTCCATTACCTGTTTCTAAATATTCTTTTGCAAATTGTTTATGTAGTGGATTCATAAGATTGTAAGATTCCTATTAGAATATTATATTTTCTTTCCTTTAGGAGTTGTTATTGTTGTTCCTATTTTAGCTTTCATATTAATTTCTTTTACTTAATAAAAAAACAAATACAATAGGTATTGATACCATGAGAGCAAGACCTGCAATTACTAAACTAGATTTTATAAGGAATAAATATATTGATATTATAGTTTCTAACATAGTGTTATAAGTATATACTTTTATGGTTGTTTGTCAATGTGTATAAGTGTTAGTAAAATAAGACAAATTCATTATAGTTTCCTGCTAAGTTGTTGTCTCTTTTTTCCCAATATAGATTAATCTTTTTAGAGTGTAAGAGTTTTTTGCCTTCACTTGCTAATGTTTTTAAATCAGGTCTAGCTTTAGGATTTCCACTTCTTATCCATGCTAAGGTATTCATTGAATCAGTTATTATTTCATCTCCTTCTTCTGCATCTTTTAAAGCTTCTACAACTCCTAAAAGTTCAGTTTCGTTGTTTGTTATTAGCTTTTTATTTCCTCTTTCTGTTACCAAGTGCTTACCATTAAGAAAAACTGTAAAGCCTCCTCCTTCTGATTTACCATTTACACCTATAACAAATCCATCTGTGTGATAACAGTTTTTACCAGTTGTTGGATAAAAGTAGTTTGCTGTTCCTAATTTTGGAAGTTTTGCTCTTTCTATTTTCCTTTTTAATCTTTTCTGTTGTTTTATTGTTAGTACTTCTGTTTTGTTATTAAACAAATCTATCTTTATCATGTATATTAAGCTTATTAAATTAACTTTCCTTTTGGAGGGTTTGAGGAGGAACAATTTGTATATATTATTATATATTTTAAGTGTATAAGTAAGCAATAACAAAAACACTTCGGATTAGTATCTCTACTGTCCTTGTCTGAATGAGTTCTTGCTAGTTTCTTGTTAGTACCCAGTCAAGCCACCTCAAATCAGATTATTGTTATTGTCTTTGATGTGTACACATCTCAGATACTTTCCTCCCGGATGGGAATCGTCGGTTGCAATATTCTAGCCACGTTTTAAGTCCCGCTAGACCCTTTGCTTAGAGTTTGTACGACTGTAAATTACACTGTAATTAACTCAAAGCTTTTACACCTTGAGTTCATCGCAGTAATCCAAGTATATTCTATTTAAAGAATTTGTCAAACAATTTTATAATAAAAGTTATACACATATTTACTTTGAAATATTTTATTTAGTATTATACTTAAATAGACGGAGGTTCGACTCCTCCGTCAATATTTTTTTAATTCAATTCTCACATTCTTTAATTTCAATTAGCACAACAAAACGACAACTTTCATTGTTGTGTTCTCTAGAGAATATTAATAATAAAATAATTCAGGTTCAAATTTATAATTTTAAAAAAAGGTTAATATAAAAGTAAAAAATTAGTAAAGAACTTAGACATTCTCTGGGGAACACAGTTATGAAACAACAAACACTAACAAAACAAGAATATAATGAATTAATAGATAATTATATAACCAAGAGTTTGATTAAACAGCCTGCTACAAGCCATACAATCGCTCAGATTCAATCTAAATCTAAAAAACGATAATACCTACGTCTATGAAAAAAAGAAGTCTAAAAACA